CCTTGAGGTCCTGTTGCACCAGTTGAACCTGTTAATCCTTGAGATCCAGCAGTTCCAGCATTACCTTGAGGCCCAGCAACACCAGTTGGACCAGCAACACCGGCATTCCCAGTATTACCTTTTATACCTTGATCACCTGCAGGGCCTTGTATACCTTGAACACCTGTTGATCCAGTATTTCCTTTGTATCCTGTAGCGCCAATCGAACCTTGTGGGCCAACGGAACCAGTAGCACCTGTTAATCCTTGTATACCTTGAGTACCTTGAGCACCAGCGGGACCGGTTGGCCCTTGAGCACCAGGTCTATTTGTACCTACAGTAAGGTTAATCTTATTGTTATCAGTAATTTTTATTGTCATTTCAATCCCTTATTGTGGTTGATATCTTATTACGAATAAGAACCTTATTGATTTAATCTCTTCACCATTTGTCCATTGAAGTTTCATAGCAACAATGTAAGGGCTAGCAGTATCAGGTGATGCTGTATGTACATGCCCACCATTATTAAAGTCTGATAATAAAGTACTAGGTACCTTAAGATCAAATGCTCCTTGAGTTGCATTTCTAATTAAATCTGCTTGTGTGTATGTTTGAACATTTGAATTAGCATCTTTAGTTAATGAATTAATAGTTATACTACTTCTTGCATCAGTAACATCTGCTGTAAACAGTTCTGTAGCTAAAGTAAATGTTGCAGTTGAATAGTCAAGATTTTCATCTCCACTAACATTTAAAAGGAATTGATTACCTTGTAAAACTTCTCTAGCGATAACTTGATCAGCACCGCCTAAGAAGTGTCTTATATTTGATATTCTCATTTTTTCTCCAATAGGTTATGAGTTTAATATATAACTATAGCTATATATCATTGTTGTTAATTATTAGTTAATACCCAACCGTTGCCAGTTAAAAATATAAACTCTGTTCCAGATCTATTAGTACTTATATTATAATTACTACTAGAACCTTGTATGTTATTACTATTACCATTTATTATAATGTTATTAGTTGCAGCATTAGCCCCAACATCAATTAATTTAATTATATCTCCATCATCTGGAGCAGCAGGCAATGTTATAGTTACTGTATTACTTGTTGTGTCTATAAAATAACCTAGCCAATAAGCTTGATTAATTATAGTAAAGTCAGCAGTTTTAATTGTGCTATCCCAAGTACCTGTATGAGCTTTAACAGCATCAGCAGGTAATGTAATAGTTTTAGATGTAAAATCTAATGTATTAGCTAAAGCATCTGAATCAACAGCACCATCTTGAATTGAATCAGGTCCTACTGAATCATTTCCAACATTAGTACTTGCATTAACTGGATCCCAAGCGCCAACACTTAACGAACTTGAAAATAAACCTCTTGTAGAAGAGTTACTTGCCCTAACCCAAATGTATAGATCAGTTGTTGTTGGTATACCTTCTACATTAAAAGTATGAGTTGAACCTGCAGCATAACTACCTGTATTAGCAGTAAAGGCTGCTGTTAATATTCTATCATTTTCGGCAGTAGTTGAACTACCTGCAAAATAAACTTCAATATTTTCAGTGTTTCCAGTTGCTGGCATGTCTAAAGATATCTCAACATAAGGAGCTGAAGCATTAGGATCTGTTGAAACTAAAGTTAAATTAGATACAACACCTACAGCAGAATACGTATGAGTACCTGTTATAGCTGGAGCTTCTGGTCTTGATGTTAAAGTGCCAACTGTGTAATCTTCAGCTTTATATTCTTGAGCTGTTACATAGTAACCTTGTACACCACCTTCAAGCGCAACCTCAGATATACTATTGATTCTAAACTTTCCTCCAGTAAGCTGTTGCTCCTGTATTTCTACAGTTGCATTCCAAGTAGAATGGGCTTCATTTTGATCTGCAATAATACCTAATTCAGGTTGATTATAAGCATGTCTATAGCCATCATAGTCAGTACCATATCCATGTTTAATAATTTTTTTCCAATAAAAAGTAAAGTCAGCACTAGTACTACCTACCCGTTCCATTGATACAAATGATAAATAATCACCTAGTCTATTATTAGCTTTAAGCTCATCTACAGTAAACTCACCGTCCATATTATCTAATTGACCATAAATACATTTTGTAAAGAATTCTAATAAGCCATAACCAACTTCACTATTATTACCTATTCTTGGTAAATATATAAGAACAGGTTCGCCAGGTAATTCAGGAGATTCAAATCTTTTAAATTTTCCATTTGTTTGGTTGTCATCATATATTCTTAATGTAGGTCTTGGTTCATCTAAATCAGTACTTGAACCAGTAGTTCTATCATAAAAGTTTTTAGTTACTCTGCCTAAGCCTAAGTCATAAAATGTATCGTTTATATTAACTACATCATTAACTTGTAAATGTCTTGCTCTTGAATCTGTTTTAAATGATACAATTTTATTATTTCTAGATTTATTCATTAATACAGTACCAAGCCTTTGTGCTTGAACACTAGAGTTAATAAATTTAAAAGTAAGATCCTTAGATAATACAGGCTCATTAAAATACTTATCAGAATATTCTAAAAATACTTGATCATCTTGAAATTTATTTAATTTAGATTTAAATTGTAAATTTAATTCATTTAACGTAGAATTAAAGCCATCATTAATAACTGTAATATCACCATAAGTACTTTGTTTATCAAAGTCATAATCATTTTGACCTCTTGCATTAGTAGTGCTTTTAACTGTATCTGATATCATTTGAAATTTACCTAAAGTATAACCAAATATAGATTGAGAGTTCATTGTTATATCTGAGATAGTTAAATCTTTAGTATCATTTGTGTTAGCGTAACCGTTACATTCATATCTTTTACTTGTAACTGAATTACCATCAGGGTCATTATGCGTTACAACTTCATCACAAAAATCTTTATGATCTCCAAATGATTGTAGTTCTAAATCGCTATCTATAATTGATAAACCACAACCATATATTTTATTAGTTAAATAATCAACTAAACATTCGGCTGGGTTACTAGAATAAATACCTTTTTCCATTTGTAATACAATTCCAGGTACTGGAGCAGTAAAGTATTGCTGGTGAGAGGCATAAGGAAAAGTTATTGCGTCACCATTACCGTAATAATATGTTTTATCAGGATTGTAAGTATCTAAGTATGGGTTTGCAAAAGGCCTTCGAGCACCATAACTATTCATTGGCCATGAATTCTCGCTAAAGTTACCACCTCCACAAAGAACACTATGATTAAGTTTTTCTTTTAATTCTATAGAATAATCTGCTTCAGTTTTTGAAAAAGTAGCATTTTGTGGCCCTCTTATTTGCCAAGTAGTTAGAACCCAATAATCTACTTCTGTAGTTTGGGTAGTTACATCAAACCATGTGTACTTAATCCAAACTCTTGTTTCATCATTGCCAGGGGTATTCATGTTTACTGATGATGTATAATTATTACCCCAAGATGTTATTCTAAGTCCGTTAATTTTTCTTTTGCCACTATCAGCATGATAAATACCATTGCCATCTGTATAAGGGTCACCTACTTCTATATGTGGGCTTGAAACATTTGCAGTATGGCTATAAACATGTTGTTCACCTAACTCTACATAATCAAATGCCACCATAGCGCCTGTTCCTGCACCTACTGCTGCTGTTCCACTTTTATAAGCATTTAAATCTGCTGGTGCGCTAGGGTCTGAGGCAGGCCCAAGATCTATTATTTCAATAGTGCCATTAGTAGCAAATTTTGTATCCCCTTTATTAAATGCAGTAGTAAAACCACCATTGTAATTATTAACCCAGTAGTGAATTTGATTACCACTAAAATCAGAAAAGTAAAGATTGTCATCGAAAGCAGCAGGGTTAACTACTGCGTATCCAGTTTGTCCTACTGGTTTTAAGCCCTCTAATGCAGCTACTGAAGAACTAGTATTTATTTGTCTAACTAATTTGCCTTTAATTTGAAAACCTAATTTACTAGTTAAACCAGTTACTTGATTTGCTCTATCATAATTTAATTCAAGATAAGCATAAGCAACATCGGGCATACTTCTATTTTGCCCATTACTTGCCCACTTGCTACTAAAGGTTTCCATTTGTGTGCATCTGCCACCATAAGGATACTTTATAACTTTAAGATTACCATTTAGCCAACCATCTGTTCCGCCATCTGCATGAGTAGCATTAACTACTTTATGAGTAGTAGCATCAACTGTTAAATCATAATCATCCCAGCTTAGTGTACCTATTTCATAAACAGGACCTTCACAT